TTAAGACGGGGACCCAATGCTCTCCGAGCAGGTAGTTTAACGCCTTCGGGCGAATTAGTATTTGATAGGTAACTGAACGAAGCAAGGAAGCCCATATGGATCCAACTCGGTGCTCAACATCAAATTGGAGTAATACTCTTCAATGGCCTCCTGCTCCGCGGGATCAATGTCAAAAGCGAGCCAAAATGAATATCGGGTTCTGGGGTTAATCTGGCTGTAGGACCTGGCCATGCCCTGAGACAGCATTTGGAAACCACCTTCAATGGGAGGAGCGATAAAGGGACTGCCCCCTTCTCCATTCCTCACAAAGCAAGCGTAGTATTCCTGGACAACAGGTATACCTCCAGCCAATGATAGCCCACACAACCCGACTGATTTCAGCCAGCCTGCATACTGCTTGGCGCCTCTCAAATCCAAAAGGCATATGGAATCCTTTGTAAGGGTCACTCGAGGATCCCGCACCATGATATAACCATCAGTGGTCCAAACAGGTTGACATTGACAGAAGACAATCCTCTCAAACACATCCACAGTAGGCTCGACCTCAAGGAGGAAACCCAGCTCCCTGAAATAGCCGTCCAGCTGCGAACGTATCCGAGATTCATACTTCCGTTCAGTGATGATAACGGAATCATCACCATCATTACAAATCTCCATGGGAACAGACACCCACCGGGAGAAACAGTATAAAATAGCAACGCTAATCACACAGTTACCAAGTGAAGTGTTCATGTCCCCTGACATGCGGGTTCCAATAGTGGTGTAACTGAGCTTGCCATCTGGTAAGTTCATATACACCTTATTGCGCAACTGCAGTTGGAGAAGCCGTGACAAATGGCGATCATCTGGATAAAACAACTTGTAAATGGAATGTTCCCACTCCAACATAGGCTTTGTGACATGCCTATCAAATCGTTTCGCATCCAGTCCAATGGCGATGGGATCGGCGAACCGGTCCCACTTTGCCCGGATGATCGTGCCGCGATCCTTAGAATTCAAGCCTTTAAGAATCGCAGGTGTCTTGTACAAGTCATGGTTAATGATGTTAAAAATCCGCTTCTCTATTGGTTTAATAAAAACACCCAGAGAAACAGTATACCTGGGCCCCCTGGGACTAATCACCCTAGGGACCACTTTCTTCAAGCCGTATTTGAAGTTATATTTCTCGTATTTAAGGAAAGCCTTCACCACAGCGTCCTTATCACGAAACGGCTTCAGATCAAGGTCAGCCGCGGCGCGTGAATATATGAGCTGCCTGCGACCCTGGTATGAATCAGCAAATTGCTGAAACGTCATCGGGGTGGTCTTGGTAGCCCTACACTTCAACGCACGGTAGAATGGCCTCAATCTGTCGTGCACACTCACAGTAGGCTGAATTGGTGCATGGAAGTGACCTGGTGGACCCTCAGCCCACAAGACCCTTTCCTTTACAGCACATTCAGCTGCGTCAATGGTATTTTCAAACACCCGGAAATCGGTGCCAGTGTGAACACCATTGAAAATGACGCTTTTCCGAGGTTTGTGGCTGCCCTGGTGCCTCTTAACAGTGAGCCGCGGATGGTCTGGGGCAGAAGACCTGCCACACACCACCCCTGTCAATGGCACAGGGCCACGTCACACACCAGGTTCATAGGGCTGAATGGTGCGGAGCACAGGTATAAACCCGTACATCCACGCCACGTACACCCTAGGCGCCTGGTGCAGCGCGTACGCGTCACTGGCACGAAATTCCAAATCCAAAATTTCGCCCTGGCTAATGGTGAAAGCCAGTGACACACAAATGGGCAACTGTGCGGCAATGTGACTGGGCCGCATGCCCACCTCGACCATACGCTCATAAATAAAGCGCCGCACGACCAACAAGTTGGCCTTGTCGCGCTTCTCCAGGAAAAATTTGTTCCTGGCTTCATGGGCGATGGTCACCACCGTTCCACACCGCTGCCTCCTCGATGTTCGATGGAGAACCAGTGCCTGGGAAGGGCCACTCCCAGTTAGAATATGGCCCAGCGAGTCACCAACATCAGAGTCCAGCTCTAAATATTGATGGATGGTATCACCCGCTGTGAGATTTATAGTCGTGGTTACCCTAGTGCCTCTAGGGTCGAAATAGTGTCTAAGCACCTCCCATAAGTGCTTGATGACACCCGCCACTTTGTGGATGGTCTTGCGTAGGAGTAGTGTGGCTGCTCCTGTGGCACACAAGCTTGCTGCTATGCCGAGCCCCAACCTGGCAGTAGGTGAGGAGTGATAGCAACGAACCAACAGATCGTGCGCATTCAATAAAATCATTATAGAAATTCTAGAAATACCTAGAATTAAAGCACCGAATACGATACCAATACCTGCTCCAGCTCCTGCTAATCCAATTGCGGCTGCACCTGCTCCTACATATTTAGCTGCTTGTAATAACATAAGTCATTAGAATTTAACTTATGTTATATCGAAAGTCCAAAGCAGCTTAGTTTTTTC